GGATGAAAATCACAGGCCGATATTGCGGCGGTGTTGCTCCAGCCGGTCGACGCCGTTCACCTTCTCAATCATGTTGATGGTGTCGATTTCGACCAGCTCCTTACCGTCCATCGTCAGCCGGAAATAGGTGCAGACCACGGAGATTTTCGACTCAGTGTCTTCTCCCTGTTTACCCTCGCCGGTGTCGATTTCTTTCTGACGTCCACGCATGACCACTTCGACGGCCACCGTTTCGCCGGTATCGTCACGCTGGTAAGAGCCTGCAAAACGAATCGGCACAGCATCCACACCGGTTGCGGCGTAAAGCTCCCAGATAACCGAATCCGGGAAGCCCCCGAGCGACCACTCCATTGACAGCGCATCGTCATCAAGGCCGAGGTCTACCGGTGCGCTGCCGTTCATCCCCGCACCGCGATAGTTTTCGAGCTTACGGGTCAGTTTTGGCAGCGTGACGGACTTCGCGACGCCCTGATAGCTGTAGCCGTTCAGAAAGACGTTCATTAACTTGAGTTTGCGCGGCATTGCCATCGGTCAGGCTCCTTAATTGCTGTTAACCGAGGTGACCAGATTTGCCAGGTATTTATCGGTAATACGCTGGCGCAGGGTCAGGTTTTCAAGAGGAGGCACCGGGGTATAGTCGTAGTCGATATACAGTTTTCCGGCCTTGAGGGTTTCCGCATCGTTGGATTCTTCGCTGAACCAGCAGGTCGCATCCACGATATAGCCGTTTGTTTTCAGCTCACGGAATTTGGCATTGATGCCGTCAACGATGTCGCGAATCAGCGTTGCGGTGATGGGCTTGTCCACCGCCCACATGTGCGCCTCAGCCATCGTGTCGGCCAGCACCTGCGCGGTGCGGGTGTAGTTTTCAAAGAGGAACAGCGGGTCATCGGAGCAGGTACGGTTACACGCCGGAAATGAAAACCGCAATGGTGCTCAAGGCAAAAGACGTCATCCGCCGTGGCTGTCTGGAATATGACGTCAGCGCCACCGACATCACCAGCTCGTTTATGGCTATCCGCAAGACCATGACCAGCAGCGGACGCAGCGCCACCTATGAGGCCAGCCGCAGCGAGGAAGCCAGCCACGCCGACCTCGCCTGGGCGACCATGCACGCCCTGTTAAATGAGCCACTCACCGCCGGTATCAGCACCCCGCTGACATCCACCATTCTGGAGTTTTACTGATGAGCAAGAAAAAAGGGAAAACACCGCAACCTGCGGCAAAAAAAATGACCGCCAGCGCCCCGAAAATGGAGGCATTCACCTTTGGTGAGCCGGTGCCGGTACTCGACCGCCGTGACATTCTGGATTACGTTGAGTGCATCAGTAACGGCAGATGGTATGAGCCACCGGTCAGCTTTACCGGTCTGGCAAAAAGCCTGCGTGCTGCCGTGCATCACAGCTCCCCGATTTACGTCAAACGCAATATTCTGGCCTCGACATTTATCCCGCATCCGTGGCTTTCCCAGCAGGATTTCAGCCGCTTTGTGCTGGATTTTCTGGTGTTCGGTAATGCGTTTCTGGAAAAGCGTTACAGCACCACCGGTAAGGTCATCAGACTGGAAACCTCACCGGCCAAATATACCCGTCGTGGCGTGGAGGAGGATGTTTACTGGTGGGTGCCGTCCTTCAACGAGCCGACAGCCTTCGCGCCCGGCTCCGTGTTTCACCTGCTGGAGCCTGATATTAATCAGGAGCTGTACGGCCTGCCGGAATATCTCAGCGCCCTTAACTCTGCCTGGCTGAATGAGTCGGCCACGCTGTTCCGCCGCAAGTATTACGAAAACGGCGCACATGCCGGATACATCATGTACGTCACCGATGCCGTGCAGGACCGCAACGATATCGAAATGCTTCGCGAAAACATGGTTAAGTCAAAAGGCCGCAATAACTTTAAAAATCTGTTTCTCTATGCCCCGCAGGGGAAAGCCGACGGCATTAAAATTATCCCGCTCAGTGAAGTGGCAACGAAGGACGATTTTTTTAATATCAAAAAAGCCAGCGCCGCTGACCTGCTGGACGCGCACCGCATCCCCTTTCAGTTGATGGGGGGCAAGCCGGAGAACGTCGGGTCGCTGGGTGATATTGAGAAAGTGGCAAAGGTCTTTGTCCGCAATGAGCTTATCCCGTTACAGGACAGGATTCGGGAAATAAACGGCTGGCTCGGCCAGGAGGTCATCCGCTTTAAAAACTACTCACTGGACACTGACAACGGCTGAACATCGCCGCCTGCGGGCGGCTTTTTTACACCCCGTCATCACGCCCTCACACGCTCACCACCGCACAAAACACCCCGCAGACACACCAACGCCCCGGCGCACAATCTAAACGCCATCAAGACGCGCTCAGACGCTGAAAAAATAAAATCAGCACCACCGCCAGCGCGCAGTGCTTTCCCCGCCTCGCCCGCCCGCTTCATGGGGCATTTTTAATGCAGTTGCATGAACACTCCAAGAGCACACCATCGCTAGTGATAACTAACAATAAAAGCGACTTCTGACGCATGCAAATCCATGCACATGATGGCATTTTTCATGATCTATGCGGTATGCTATCCGCTTCAATTTTTAACACTTGTTAAGGGAGCTAGACATGGACATTATTGATTTAAAATCTCAACTAGAAAATGAAGATAATGCCAAGAAAAGAGCAGAGTTGCTTGCTCAGCTAGAGGTGATAAAGCAAAACGCTGAAGAGCAAATTCGTGCTGAGCAAAAGGATGTGGATTTTGAGACCAAAGAATTTACCGTTGAGTTATTAGTTAATAAGTATCATAGCGGATTAGAGGATGATACTAACGAACTCTTTGTTCCTGATTATCAAAGGGATTTTGTTTGGAGTGAAAAAAGACAATCAAGATTGATAGAGTCTTTGATTTTGGGTTTTCCTATACCATATATATTTACAGCAGATGTTCTCTCCGAAGATCCCGATTTAGATGGGCGAATTGAGATTGTTGATGGCTCACAGCGAGTTAGGACTATACACGCTTTTATCCAAAATGAATTAGTTTTACAAGATCTGAAATCTTTAGACGCCCTTAATGGTTTCAAATTCCAAGATTTACCATTATCACGTCAACGTCGTTTCATGAGAATTCCTGTCCGCGTTATAGAATTGAGTTCTAAATGCAATGAAGAAACCCGTAGAGATCTTTTTGAACGTATTAACTCTGGCAGCGATATATTGAAAGATATGGAAGTCCGTAAAGGATCAGAACTTGGTTCAACAAATTTATATACACAGGTTATTAAGCCATGCTCAACAATACCTAAATTTAAAGAATTAGCACCTTTATCTCAGACTAAAGAAAAACGAGATGAACGGTTAGAATTTACATTAAGATTTTTTGCCTACTTAGATAAGTACAAGAACTTTGATCATTCCGTACGGGATTTTCTAAATGACTATATGTTAGAAAATCGAGATATAGACGAAACTAAACAAAACTCAATGAAACAAGAGTTTGCTAATGTTCTATCTTTTGTTGATAACTATTTCCCAGCAGGATTCAAGAAAACTATTACTGCAAAATCTACACCTCGAGTTAGATTCGAATCTCTCGCTGTTGGCGCAGCACTTGCATTACGTGAAATCCCTGACCTTGTTCCCAAGAACTTGGATTGGCTAAGCTCAGAAGAATTCAAACGATTGACCACTTCAGACGGAGCTAATAGTCGCGTGAAGGTAATTGAACGAATTGAATATGTTCGGGATAAATTATTAGAGGATTAACATGGATCGTTTTCGTGAGGATTTTGACGAAAGGTCAGGAGAGATCTTGGCCTATTTAGATCTTTTGAAATTTATTGAGTATGCCGGTGCAGAACTGATATCATCTGATGATAAAGAACATAAGTTCTCCATTACTGCTCAATCACGAAAAACTCTAAAGGGGGCAGTATATATTCTATTATATAACCTCATTGAATCAACAATGAGAGAAGCTATCTGCCTTATTCATGAGACTATTTATGATAGAAACGTAGAATTTGACAAACTCAGGAAAAATATCAGGTCAGAAATATTAAAAAGATTAAAAAATGAATCTGTAAATATTGAAAGTTTAGTTAACCGTCTTACTAAAGGTATATCTTGCGGTATATCTTATGGCACTTTCAACAAAAAGAAAATATTCTCAGGAAATATTGATAGAGAGGAAATCAAAGAAAAATCGAAAATATATGGTTTTTCAACATATTCTGATTACACTCACACTAAACATGGTGAAAAATTAGCCACTGTCAAACAACATCGTAATGATTTATCTCATGGCAATGTATCATTTGCTGAGATTGGAAAAAATGTTTCATATCAGGACTTAGAGAATATTTCATTAGAAGTAATCGCCTATCTTGATGCAATCGCGAATAATATAGAGCACTATATAAATAATAATGAATATTTAGAACAATAGTAATAAGGCCTGCAAAGCAGGCCATTTTATCATTCTAAATGGTTCTTGATTGATTGCCCAATTGCTTTTCCTAGTTCCACAGGAACAGCATTACCTATCATTTTCCCAATACTTCTTATAACAAACTTGTCTTTGTCTTCTACAAAGATATAATCCATCGGAAAAGTTTGCAATAAAGCAGCCTCTCTAAGAGAAATCGCTCTATGCTGTTCTGGATGTCCAAAACGTCCATTTCCGAAACCATAACAAAGAGTTGTAATTGTTGGACTTGGCTTATCCCAAGACATGCGCCCATATACACTAGCATATCCTTTACCGCTAGATTTCATATGACAAGCAGCAATCAGCTCCTTCGGCCAGTCCTTCCATGTACCACCAGGAACAGAGTGTATAATTCTTTTTTTATTAATCGGATTTAATTTACTGGCTCTATGTAATATATCATTTGGATCTGTTTGGCCATCTTCTAACGGAGGAAGATTTCCTATTGCATCTCTAACTGTTTTCAAAATAACATCGTCACGTTTTACTAACTCAATCGCCCCCAATTTTGAAGCCAACAATACATGACGGGAACGGTTTTGTGGGATTCCATATTCGACACAATCAACCTTCGACGCCCAAACATAATAGCCCAACTTTAACAATGAATTATAAAAATCATTATAAACTTTATGTTTAGTTACATCAGGAACGTTCTCCATTGTTACGATTTCTGGAGATACTTCGCGAATTAAACGTTCGAACTCATAAAGAAGAGGCCATTTTTTATCATCAGCCTTATCTTTTCCTTGAGTATATTTTGAAAAAGGTTGGCAAGGTGCGCATCCTGCCAATACTTTTACAGACGCATCACCATAAAGCCTCAGCAGTTCCTCTTTTGTTACTTTAGCGATATCTTGCTCAATAAACTTAGATTTATTGTTTCTTTCATAGGGAAACCGACATTCCCCCTCAAGGTCTATGCCTGCAACGACATCAAGCCCCGCAAGCTGTAAACCATGAGTTAATCCGCCAGCACCACAAAAAAGGTCTATCACCTTTACAGTCATCATTCACTCCAAATCTATACGATGCTCAGTATACATCCCTTTCTACAAAATCTCGAGGCCTAACTTATAAACTCCTATTGATTGAGTTAACGCTTCACTGAGTTTGACTCTAATACTGTTGAGAATCCCGGCCACTCATCAGCGACCTGATAAGTAAAATGTTTCCCGTCATAATTTACGGTCGCCCCACGCGCCAGCGCCTCAAGCTCCCATCGCTGCGGCCTGATACCGTTCTGAGCGAGGTCAACGCGGATACGGGTAATTTGCATTCGTTCCGACCGGGTCAGTCTGGCCGATGGTGCCATTTCATACTGTTTTAACGGGCTTCCGTTTCTCTGCTGACGATTTGGTGTTCTCAGCCCGTGTTTTAATGCGCCCCTGAGCGCCCTCACGACCTCCGGGTCATTCCATTCGATAACACCGTCATCAACCAGATTAAGCACTGCTGCGGCGTGCTCAGAAGGCGTGGGAGCCGGTAACGAAGTATCACCGCTGGTGAGCTTTCCACAGTTATTGACAGGACTCCGAGGCGCGGCGATGCCGCTTTTTAAAGTCAAAGGCTCAACGACCGGCACTTTCGGAACAATGCGCCAGTCCGTCGTTCTGGTGATATGAATATGACGCGCGCCGAGATGCGGCGCGTAAATGCCGACCACTCTCTCGACTTCTTCCTCGTACTCGTTAACTTCATCCGACGGACTACGGGCGACCCTGACAGTCTGACAATCGCGCGGGACATTTGCCCCACCCTGCGCGCTGATATACAGCGCAAAATCACCACTGTCTGCGGCGGCGCGTGCAGCCTCGACGCGCTCGTCAAACTCATCAGCAATGCTGACGCCGCGAGGCAATTTGCGTAGTTCACGGTAAGCCCCCATTGTCGGCAGGCCAACCGTTTTAAATTGCGGAATGCGCCACGTTGACGCCCATGCGGTAACAGCCGCGGCAGTATCTTTCAGCGGTCTGCCGGTATCGTTATCGAGCTGCCCATCCAGTGCATAGCCGTCGATATTTTTTGAGATGTATTTCGCGATATACCCCGCAGCACCGCCCCGATTAAGATGTTTTGCCTGAAAACGGTTTCGCGCGGCTCCTCTTTCGTCGCCATCCTCTTTGAGCGCATAGCGACGCATGATTTCGATAATCTGGTTACGCTGGCGTGGATTACAAAAAAACATCATATGCCAGTGCGGCGTTCCGTCGTGGTGTGGCTCGACGACTCGCAAACCGTAGACCTGTAAATCATTATCCTTGAATGCCGTGCGCATCAGGCTCCAGATACGGCAGAGATAACGCTGCGCATCCTTTGGATTAAATGCCTCATCGTTCCAGCCGTGATTTAGCTGGACGGTTTTACTTTCGCCTTTTCCAACCTGACGTGTCGGGTGATACTTTGACGGCGCGGTCAGCGTGATAAACATCCCCACATCACCCTCTGCGGCGGCGTAACGCTCAATACCGGCAATGGTGTTCATCAGCTCCATCCGGCGAATTTCAGGATTAGAAATACTGCCCATCACCTTACTGATAAGGTCGATGCGCTCGCCTGTTTCCCTGTTTTCGAGATCACACGATTTAAGAAATTCCAGATTTGCCTGGCGGCGTGCACGCACATCACGAATGGCATGTTTACTGGCATAAGGAGAACGGTCTTTATTGACCTCCCCGACAGCAATCAGTAACGCCTCATGCCAGCGCATACGCTGGCCTTTAAGCTGATGAGTCCACCACTCATCGTTAAACAGACGGGCAATGGCAGAATATGCCTGCCTCGTGGTCATCTGTCCTTTACGGTATTTTTTCCAGTAGAGAGGGGAAATATTGAAAGCACGTGCAGCGCCAGCAACATGACCATAGAGGTGAGCCTGCGCCTCATCCGTAAACAGCGATTCTTTTTCGCCATGCGCATCCACCCATGCATCGCAGAGTTCCTCATACATCATGAAAAGCTGCGATGAGATACGGGCGGCAAACTTTTTCAGCTCCTTGTCATTCATTCCAGGCAGGCGCGCATAATGGTCACGCTCTGCCAGAAACAGCAACGACGCGTCGGTGTTCATTTCATGGCGCTGATTCACGCGCTCAATGCGCGGCCATAAGCGACGCTGAAAAGTGGATGTGAGGAAATAAAACCCGTGCACCGGGCTTTTATTGCGCCGGATGTAGTCATAACGTGAAGTAAACAGCGAGCGCAAAAAGTAAGGCAGACGGTTAATCGTGGATAAAACACCTTGCACCTGACGCATCTCGTCACGTGTAAGGGGTCTTTCGCGCCCGACAGCCTCGCGTGGCGCGTTCCATGCATAAGCACCGGTAAACGTCTTACCGGTACCTGCGGCAAATGCTGACGGAGGGACAAAACGCCCGGAGGCTTTAACGTCCATATGAGCCAAAAGCCTCTGAACAACGCTTGCTGAGTTGCTCAACCTGCGCGTTTAAATCGGCAAAAGATTTTGCGCTTCCGGTCAGAATATCGTGATGCATCAGGCCGGAAACGAGCTGGCTTAATTTCGGGTAATAACCAACCACCGACAGCCATTCCTGACCGGCGTTTTTACCGCTTTCCGCTCTCTTTTTCTCGTGGAGAATAAACTGAAAGCTGTCACTGGTAACGACATAACGTTCGCCAATTTCAATACGAATACTCATGCCGTTCTCCGGTAATGTTTGTTTTTTGCTTCAAAGACTGACTGACAGGAAACACAACGCGTGGCTGACGGATAAGCCGCACGACGGGCAGCAGGTATTGGCGCATCACACTCTTCGCAAACCAGCGAAGAAACACCGCAATGTTTTACCCTTGCCGCGTTAATCTGGCGCTCCAGTAATTCAGCCTGTTGTTCCTGAATAAAATCTACGTTGTCCGGCATTATCAGCTCCTTTTATCGTTAAGTTTCCTGGATACATCAGCGCAATAACTGGCGAGTTCTGTCGTTAATTTTGTCAGTTCATCCACTGAGGAAATTTGCTTGTGGAACACAGCGCGTTTAACAAGTAAATTGACCACATCAGACAGGAGGTTTAATTCATTCTGATAAATCGCGATAACAGATTCAGTTATGTCGCGTTTTTCTTTATTAAGACAAAGTTGAATAAGAGACAAATCACCATTTTCCATAACGGCGATTTTTAAGGCGTTATTCAGTAATACAACTGAATGAGAACAGGACATCAAAGCACCTCCCCGCGAGACAATCCGATATTGTGAAATTTTTCCGACTCCTGACTGAGCAGCTCGACTATCTCCACGCGGGATAACTCCGCCTTTGTGATATGGCGAATCATGGCGTCAAGATGAGAAGAAAAGCGCGTCGCAGCGTCGGCCTGTGCTTCGGTTCTGGCCTGTTGCAGCAGTAATGCGTATTTACCGCACTGATTTTCAGAAACTGTATGCATGACTTTCTCCAGGCAAAAAGAAGCCCCGCACGATTAAGTGCGTTAAAAACTCTGGTTAATTATTTAATGCAAATATTGCTCTGGTTTTACCGACGTCAGAATTGTCGGTGCATACTCAAACAGACTGAATAGTTCACGTAATGCACGGAATAAAGCATCACGCCAGTAACATGACTCTTCATTAATTCGCCAGTATGGCTGATTGAATTCTTTTTCAGTCAATCCGGCATGCATAAATAAAGTACGACGCTGACTGACTGTTAAAAAACTAATATATGCATACTCACTTGCGCCAACCTGACGGCGTTTTGAGAATGCCCCACGCAATTCATCAATTGCACAAACCAGCCGTTCACGTTCGACGTCGTTCATTTCTTCAAAACGCATCGTTGCGTGACGTTGTTTTAACTGCGCATGAAAGCAAACTGTTAGCCGTTCGCGCTCCATCATCTGATTATAATAATCACATGTATCCTGCCAGCGAGGGACGGCAAGATGCTTACCAATTATCCGGCGCATAGCTGCTGGCTGTTTTTCGACGAGATTGAGCGTCATCACTGTCATTTCCAGACCCTCCGGCTTTTCAGAAAGGTCAGAGCCTTTTTTAACGGACTCTGTTTTTTGGTGCGGATAATGATTCCCTTACGCCCCTTACCGTGGGTGATGGTGAAGTCAATCGCCCTGGGGCTTTCGTTACGCAGTAACTGAGCAATACAACGCGGTTCACTCATAATCACAACCCCATCCACAAAAGCCATGCATCACGCTGTTCAACTGGTCGGTTATAAAACGCCTCTCGTACAGCGCGATTAAACTCTGGAATGAAAACCCACTTCTCACCGACACGAGCGTTCGGCTTACTTGGATCACGAAGCTCAATAACTGGCAATTTATTCTCTTTTACCATCTTGACTACAGCCGTTTCTGGCTTACCAAGTAACTCTGCAAACTTAACCGTATGTACCGCATCAATCGGGTACTGAATCACATAGTCATTGACTTCCATTGATTAGCCCTTTTTGCTTTCGTGTTACCCTTATTAGATCCAGCCCCTTCTAGGTCGCCCCTGTCCTTTCTAGGGACTGGCTAACACACTCAAAAGGTCACCAATACACAACCTTTTGACGGGAATATAAGTCACCAATAGGTTACTGTCAAATGCAGACATTCGAAAAACTGAAAGCGATTAGGAAAGCAGAAGGCTTAACACAGGCGAAATTCAGCGAAATTAGCGGGATAGCTCTAGGAACAGTCAAAAATTACGAAAGTGGGCATAAAGACCCTGGTCTCAGCATCGTTATGCGAGTCACAAATACGCCTTTATTTAAAAAATATACGCTCTGGTTAATGACTGGTGATACGTCACCACAAGCTGGTCAGATCGCGCCGGCTCTCGCACACATTGGGCAAAAACCAACAGAATCAGACCGCTCCGAAAAACAGACTGGTTAACACTCTATAAACATTACATTTTCACCATTTGTTACCAAGATGGTGAATACAGCGTCAGAGGGCTTTCTTATGTCAATTAAGAAGCTCGATGATGGACGCTATGAAGTGGACATTAGACCTCGCGGTCGCGACGGAAAACGCATCCGCAGGAAATTTGAAAGAAAAGCTGAGGCTGTAGCATTTGAGCGATACACAATCGCCTACGCCAGCCAGAAAGAATGGGCAGGTCAGCGAGCAGATCGCAGAACTTTGAGTGAGTTGCTGGACATCTGGTGGAAATATCACGGGCAAAACCACGAGCATGGAACAAAAGAGTTTAATCATCTGCTCAAAACCATCAGCGGCATAGGTGATATACCAGTGAGCCGGATGAGCAAAAGAGCTTTGATGGATTATCGTTCCATGCGACTACGAAATGGTATCAGTGCCGCAACGATAAACCGTGACATGTACCGATTATCCGGCATGTTCACAAAATTAATTCAATTGGATGAATTTTCCGGGCAACACCCAATTCACGGACTGCCGCCACTGGCGGAGGCCAACCCTGAAATGACGTTCCTGGAAAAAGCAGAAATCGAAAAACTGTTAAATGTTTTGGATGGTGATGACTTACTTGTCGCACTTTTATGTCTGAGCACTGGAGGAAGATGGACGGAAGTTGCCACGCTAAAACCAGCACAGATTACAAATTGCAGGGTTACCTTCCTGAAAACCAAAAACGGTAAAAAGCGAACCGTGCCGATTTCTGAGGAACTGGAGAAAAAAGTTAAAGAGGAGGCCAGCGCTAAATTATTCAAAGTTGATTATGAGAAGTTTTGCGGGATTTTACGCAGAGTGAAGCCAGATATACCACCCAATCAGGCAACCCACATCCTGCGGCATACATTCGCAAGCCATTTCATGATGAATGGGGGCAATATAATCGCACTGCAACAGATTCTGGGACATGCGAGCATTCAGCAGACGATGGCCTATGCGCACCTTGCGCCTGACTACCTGCAAAATGCCGTCGCGCTGAATCCTCTAAAAGGCGGAGTGACGTTATAAATTTCCCTTCTGAGTGTCCACATAGTGTCCACACTCTCAGAACTTTGTAGCCCTTCCAGTCCCTTATAGGTTTTCTTAAGTTACTGTTTTCTTACGGAAACTGATGTAAGTGATTGATAAAAAAAACCCCCCCCCCCCCC